CCCAGACCATACCCTTTTGCCCCCACTTTGTAATCGTGAACTACTGGTGTTGGAAATTTCTCTTTTCTCTTTTTCAAGGCTTTTCTGCTGTTGCTCCCACCATCTAATCCTGTTGTGTTGGGCGTGTGGAAGGTCGCCATTCCATCGGGCGACAATCCAAATTCTGTCCCTCTGATGGTTTGCTCCAATGTCCGCCGCTCCCAGCACTCCCCATCTCGCATTAAACCCCATTGAGGCCAAGTCTCCGAGAACTCGTCCAAGTCCCCTAGAAGTGAGCATTGGTGAGTTTTCCACAAACGCATATCTAGGTCGTACTTCGTGAATGATGCGCGCCATTTCACCCCACATTCCGCTTCGCTCTCCATCGATTCCTGCCCCTTTTCCAGCGGCTGAAATGTCCTGGCAAGGAAAACCCCCCGAAATGACATCAACAATTCCTCTCCAAGGTTTTCCGTCAAAGGTTTGTACGTCATCCCAAATTGGGAAAGGCGGGAGAATTTTGTCATTTTGTCTTGCGACAAGTACGCTAGCTGGATAGGGTTCCCATTCGACTGCACAGACTGTTCGCCATCCAAGCAAATGTCCCCCAAGTATTCCTCCACCAGCGCCTGCGAATAAAGCCAACTCATTCATTTACCCCCCTTTAACATTTTAAATTTAGCCTTAACTTCATCAGGAATTGATGTTAACGTTTTAGCATCTTTATCCATCTTGATTAAAACTGGATCACGATCAAAAGTGCTAGGCACAGTTTGGTGGATAACATCTGCTTTGGTTAACATCCATTCTGCTTTAAAGGTTGTCCAGCCACGCACACAACATTCTTTCAATGCGTCTTCTAATGTTAACTTTGCTTTGTCAGCTTCAACCTGGATGGCGGCAAGCAATGTCTCCGTTAACGGTTTCCGTTTTGCTTTTAAGATTTTTTCAAAATCACTATATATATGGTTATTGGTTATTGGTTCTTGGTTATTGGTTGCTATTGGGGTGGCATTGGGGTGGCTATGGGGTGGCCATAGGGTGGCTATAGGGGGGCTATTCCAACGTTTAGCCGCACCTCTTTTACCCGCATCACTTAATTCACGGTACTTGGCTATTTCACCATCAGCGCGTGGATTTATATAACCGTCTGGCGTATCGTCAAAGAATTCATTTAGAACAGATAAAACATCTTGTTCATAGTCAAGCATCCCAATTTGGCGTGCAATTATGCGCTGTTTAATGGGTGCTTCATGTAAATAATAATGGTCAAGTAACCGCCGAAAAGCTATGTCTTCAATAATGGTTAAGTGATGGGTATGGGATTTGTAATCCCCAATATGGAAATTGTAGTAGTGCATACAACCTTACTTCATCAGTCAACTTCACAAAAGAAACTATGGCAGGACGGTGAAGAATCGTCTTTTCGGGAGCTACCCTAGCCTAGTTTAAAAAAATTATATCAGCAATTAATAAACCATTCAGGATGCAACAACTGTAATTGCCAAATGCGAGCCTGGGGGATTACTTTCCAACGACAGACGGCAACCCTTGAAATACCAAGTATCTTGGCTAACTTGTTTTGATTACCAGCGAATGTGATTGCTTGTTCTTTTGTCATGTGCTATATGTTAACAGTTATTAACCTAAATACAACACATTTAAATAAATACAACATATTAGGGAATGTACCTAGTAAATAATTGTTGACCTGTTGTTAATTTAGATTAACAATACACCCATGCCCCAAACAAATCGTTATAGGGTCTTTTAAGAAAGTAACTATGTTTCCATACGACAAAGCATTTAACACAATTGTTAAAACACAAGAAGAAGCAATCAATATCGCTTATGGCAAGCGTAAATTTGGTGGTGCTTTTTTACCCCACGAACTAGGTTTTATTGTTTATTGGTTGCCAAAGAATCTTGCACAAGATTTTGCATGGTAATGACCAAACAAGAAGCCAATCAAATACTTGATGAAGTTAAGGTTGGCATCCCACACCCCCCACACATAATCAATCAAGCACTAATCACAACAGGAGATTTAAAACCATGAAATACCCTAGAACACTTAACGAAGCATTTCCCAATACGGTGGAATATGGCGCATCAATCACCAAGTTTTATCGTAAACGCACAGCTGTAGACATTGCAATCACCTTAGCAAGTGTTGCAGGCGTTGTTGTATTAATTTTAGATTTATTTATTTGGAGGCCATAAATGAGCAGATTTGAAGACATTGAACACGATTGCCAAGACGCAATTGTCAGACAAGGCCAGAAAACCAATTACGCATTTGAAAGTGGTTATTACAAAGCACAGACCCAAATACTCTGTCGAGAAGTAGAGTTTTTACAGCAAGAGTTGGAATCCACAATTCAGCAAGTAAAAGATGTTTTAAAGGATATGGCATGAAAGAAATAGCAACAGCTTTGGTTAAGGCACAAAAGGCGTTTAATCCTGCGTTAAAGCAGTCTGTGAACCCACATTTTAAAAGTCGATACGTTGACCTTGCTGGATGCGTTGAGGCGGTTATAGACGCTTTAAACGACAATGGCATTTATCTATTGCAAAAAACGTTTGAGTGCGACAACGGCATCATTCTTGAAACAATCTTTATCCACGAAAGCGGAGAATCACTTCAATGTGGTTTATTGCACTTTCCAGCGGTCAAGCACGATCCACAAGGTTACGCATCAGCTCTGACCTATGCTAGAAGATACAGTTTGATGGCAGCCTGCGGTATTGCGCCTGAAGACGATGATGGCAACCAAGCATCCAAACCAAAGCCTAATTTGCCCATCAAAAGCCATGTTGATCCAATTGCATTAGGTTTATTAATTGACAAAATGCGTGAAGCTGAAAATGAAGAACAGCTCAAAGCAAGTCATAGGATTGCTTACCAGGCGTGCCATAGCGAGAAACAATGGCAAGACTTGGTGGCCAAGGTCAAAGATGAATTGAGGGCGTTATTAAATGGATGATTTACCATGCCCAGTTTGCCCATTGGGTGAACTAGAGTTAACAGAGACCCGCAGACACTTGCATTGTGCAATCTGCGGACATTATCAACTTATACCAAAGGATGAAGAATGATAGAACAACGCACAGAAGAATGGTTTACCCAAAGGCTAGGCAAAGTAACTGCAAGCCGAGTTGGGGACGTAATAGCCAAGATTAAATCAGGCCCAAGCGCAAGTAGGGACAACTACGCCACACAGCTAGTGCTAGAACGCCTTACAAACGCCAAAGGTGAGTTTTTTTCAAGTACAGCAATGCAATGGGGCACAGATACTGAACCAATGGCTAGGCAAGCGTATGAATTGAAACGTGGGGTGTTTGTGGATGAGGTGGGATTTATTGACCATCCAACCATAGACATGAGTGGCGCATCACCTGATGGATTGGTAGATCAAAAAGGTTTGGTAGAAATCAAGTGCCCAGAATCCAAAACCCACATGGAATATCTAATGTCTGGCAAACCGCCTGCTAAATATATTCCGCAGATGATGTGGCAAATGGCTTGTACAGGTAGGGATTGGTGTGATTTTGTGAGTTTTGACCCTAGATTTCCTGAAAATCTGCAAATTTTAGTGGTTAAGGTTGAATACGATGCTAAATATGTGGCAATGTTGGAACTAGAAATTACACAATTTTTAGATGAAGTTAGTAAAAAAGTAGAAATATTAAGGAAATACAATGTCTAAAATACTCAAAGAAATAAAAGTAATTACCGGCACTTATACAGATAAGACAGGTCAACAAAAAAACCGTTATTCCAAAATTGGATCGGTAATTGATACATCTAAAGGGCCAATGCTAAAAATTGACAGCATTCCACTTAAAGAAGGCGGTTGGGATGGTTGGGCATACATGAACGATCCCTATGATGAAAATGCTGTGCCGCAAAGAAGGGCGCTTAAAGGTAGTTTTGACAACATGGCAGACGATATTCCGTTTTAGGAGATTGAAATGCTTCAAGAACCACTTAGATTTGACGGCGATGACTATGTACCCAAGCGTGATGATGCAAGGTTAACAGGCCAAGTATTGCGTATTTGGAACGTGGTTTGCGATGAAAATTGGTACACCTTGAGGGAAATAGCTGATAGAACTGGTGATCCAGAGGCCAGTATCAGCGCCCAATTGCGGCACTTAAGAAAACCAAGGTTTGGTGGCCATCAAGTTGAGCGAATGCACATGAACAATGGCCTTTACAAATATCGTTTAATCCCTACAAAAAATTATGATATAGTGTAACGGCTACATAAGTAGTGTTTTTTGCAAAGAAACAAAAGGATTAATTATGGGTTATTCAAACATGGAGAAAATGCCAAAAGGCGTAACAGCATCTGACCGAACAGGTGAGAAGAAAGTTGGCGCATCAATGGTAGACAAAGAAGTTATGCGTCCTGGTGCATCTGGTGAGAAGATTCCAAAAGGTGCATTGTCATCTGATACAACTGGCGAACGTAAAATGCCGATTGCTGGTGGCGTAGGCATGGGCAAGATGGACGGCATCGGTTCAAGGGACAGCTCACACATGGGCAAGCATGATGGAAGAATGGGCGAAATGAAGGGCGGCAGTTCAGAAAAGAGTTGTTATGCTCACGAACGGTCAGAATATAAGTAAAGCGAAATGCCCCCAAGGGACAACAAGGGGGCACTTCTAACCACAAACACAATGGGAGTTGTGATATGGCTAAAGAGAATTGTAATACCTGTAGGCACTTTCTTGATATGAACCAGACCGTTGGCGTATGCAGACGGTTTCCACATTATCAAAATCGTAGTCCTAACGAGATTTGCGGCGAATTTGCAGAGAAAGCCATTTTGCCCCCAGTTGTTGGGGGTGTTTTTTCTATGATGAACTTACCTGTTGTTGACATTCCACAGGTCAGCAAGAAAAAGGGAAGGCCACGCAAAAATGATTAAAGCACTAAAAGACAGGGTTGTTGTAAAACCCCACGTCCGTGAAATATCTAGTATCATATATGTTAACAATAAAGAACCTTTTAATGAGGGAACAATTGTTGCGATAGGCCCAGAGTGCGATCAATGTGCTGTTGGGGACTTTATCAAGTATGGGAATGGTGATTATTTAAAATGGCCAACGCATAAAATTGATGGCCAAGATTATCAGATTATTCAAGAAGCAGACATTTGTGCAATTGTGGAGGCAATATGAAATCAGGACTTTACGCAAACATTCATGCCAAACAAGAACGTATCAAACTAAGCCATTTTCCGATGAAATACCTTATTTACTTTTTAAAAGACGGATGGATGCAGAGAAATGTTTGGCTATGGAAAAGCTAGGTACTCA